TTCTTTCGCCGTTGAAGGCGCGAAGATCGGTTCGACCCTGCGTATTCGTCTGCCCGACCGCGCTCTGGTAACTGACGGTGCTGCCCTGCAAGTTCAGGACGACAACGAGCAGTTCACCACCCTGACCGTTTCGACCCAGAAACACATCGGCGTGAACTTCACTTCTGCCGAATTGACCATGCAGTTGGATGACTTCGCAGAGCGCGTTCTCAAGCCGCGTATCTCGCAGTTGGCCTCCAGCATTGACGCTGACGTTGCCAATGCCTACAAAGCAATCGGTAACACCGTTGGTACGCCCGGAACGACTCCAGCTTCTTCGCTGGTTCTGTTGCAAGCTCAACAGAAACTGAACGAGAACGCCGCTGTCATGAACCCACGTTATGCAACGGTTAACCCCGCTGCCAACGCTGGTTTGGTTGAAGGCTTGAAAGGTCTGTTCAACCCAGTTGATACCATCAGCAAGCAGTTCAAGAACGGCATGATGGGCACGGGTGTGCTGGGCTATGACGAGATCAATATGTCTCAGTCGATCAAGCAGCACACCACGGGTAACTTCCCTGTTTCTCCAATTGTTTCCGCAAGCGCCACGTTTGCCGAAGGTCAATCAACCCTCGCCATTACGTTCTCTAGCGGGACCAAGACAGTTAAGCAAGGCGACGTTTTCACCATCGCTGGCGTGTATGCAGTCAACCCACAGACCCGTGAGTCAACTGGCAGTTTGCAGCAGTTCGTTGTGACCGCTGACAACAGCGTGACCTCCGGTACTTCAATGACCTTGGCAATTTCTCCGGCGCTTTATACGTCGGCAAATGCTTTGGCTACCATTGATGCGTTCCCGGCTACCAGCGCGGTTATCACGTTTGTTGGAACTGCTTCAACCCAGTATCCACAGAACTTGGTCTACCACAAGGACGCAATCACGTTCGCTACGGCTGACTTGTTGCTGCCGCAGGGTGTTGATATGGCTGCTCGCGCAGTACATAACGGCATTTCGTTGCGTGTCGTGCGCCAGTACGATATTAACAACGACCGTTTGCCATGTCGTATTGACGTTCTGTATGGCTTCTCAACGATCCGTCCACAGATGGCTTGCCGCCTCTGGGGTTGAACCTCTTAATTTAAGGAAATATCATGGCTCTTCCCAATGGCGCAGGTGGGTATCAAATCGGTGATGGCAACATCAACGAAGCCCAACTCATCGTTCAAGGCGCACCAACTGCAATTACCGCAACCACCGCAACCCTAACGGGTGCTCAACTGGCTAACGGTCTGATCACCAGCAACACCTCGGCTGACACCGTGGTTACGCTGCCAACCGTTGCTGATCTGGAAGCTGCAATTAGCAGCGCCGCCAAAGTCAATGCTGCATTTGACTTTGCAGTAGCAGTTGATGACACCGCGTATCAGCTTACGTTGTCTACCGCTACCGGCTGGACATTGCTTGGCAACATGGTGGTTTTGGAAAACACCGGGGCTTTGTTCCGTGCTCGCAAAACGGGTGACGGTTCTTGGACTTTGTACCGCATCGCGGGCTAAACCAAGGGGGAGGGCCACAAGCTCTCCCCTTTTTTAAGGAATCATCATGCCTAATACGCAAGCAGTTGGGGTCGCATATTCCGACCCAGAATTTACGACTTGTTACGCAAGTCAGGAACTTGGGTACAGCGCGGCGGCTCAAGGTACGGTCACTCAGCTAACCAGCAAATCAACGGCTGTTACACTAAACAAAAGCGCCGGTCAAATTACGATGAATAACGCATCGTTGGCGACTTCCACGAATGCTACGTTTACACTAAACAATTCTTTGATTAGCGCAAACGATGCAGTAATTTTGACTATTGCTGGTGGTCAAGCAACCCCTGGTTCGTACAACGTTTTTGCTAACTCTCTAGCTTCTGGATCGGTTAGTATTACGTTGCGAAACATCTCGGGCGGCACTTTGTCTGAGGCAATTGTCATCAACTTTGCTATCATTCATTGCACTGTCTAAACGGCGGGGCTTCGGCCCCACCTTCTGAGGTTTACGATGGCAACATATTCGGCTGGTGAGCAGATCAACCGCGCCCTGCGACTGTTGGGTGTCCTAGCAGAAGGTGAGACCACTTCGGCAGCAGTAATGCAAGATTCATTGATGGCAATGAATCAGATGATTGATTCGTGGAACACTGAGCGGTTGTCGGTGTTCAGCACACAAGATCAAGTCTTTAATTGGCCTCCAGATTTAATTACTCGGACGCTTGGCCCTACGGGTGATTTTGTAGGCGAACGTCCGATCTTGGTAGATGACGCGACGTATTTCCGCGATGCAACTACTAACGTCAGTTACGGCATCAAGCTAATCAATCAGCAGCAGTACGACGGAATTGCGGTCAAGACCGTAACGTCTACCTACCCGCAGGTCATGTTTGTGAACATGACTTACCCCAACATTACAATGACGATCTATCCCAAACCCACAAGAGTTTTGGAATGGCATATTGTCAGCGTTGAGAAGTTGTCCGAACCCGCAACGCTGGCAACTATCCTAGCGTTCCCACCAGGATACTTGCGGGCGTTCACCTACAACTTGGCAATGGAAATCGCGCCTGAGTTTGGTGTTGAGCCATCAGAGCAGGTCAAGCGGATTGCTATGACCAGCAAACGTAATCTGAAGCGCATCAACAATCCTGACGATGTGATGTCGATGCCATATGCAATCGTTGCAACGCGCCAGCGGTTCAACATCTACGCCGGTAACTATTGATGAAAACGCCGATTCTGGGATCGGCGTATGTTGCTCGGAGCATCAACGCTGCCGACAACAGAATGGTCAATCTCTTCCCTGAGATTGTGCCCGAAGGCGGCAAAGAACCCGCGTTCTTAAACCGCGCTCCCGGCCTGACGCTGCTCGCCACGGTTGGCACTGGTCCCATTCGGGGACTGTGGACGTTCAACGGTGTTGGCTACGTTGTCAGCGGGTTGCAACTTTACAAGATCACTAACAACTACGTTGCTACGTTGTTGGGTACGGTATCCGGCACAGGGCCGGTTAGCATGGCCGACAACGGTACGCAATTATTTGTTGCTTGTAACGGCCCAAGCTACATCTATAACTCATCAACCAACGTCTTTGTACAGATCACCGACGTAAACTTTCCCGGCGCGGTGGTTGTTGGCTATCTAGACGGGTACTTTGTATTTATTGAACCCAACAGCCAAAAAGTCTGGGTGACTGCGCTGTTAGAAGGTACGTCGGTTGACCCGCTGGATTTTGCTAGCGCAGAAGGATCGCCAGACGGTCTGGTTAGCATGATCGTTGATCACCGCGAAGTGTGGTTGTTCGGAACTAACTCGGTTGAAGTTTGGTACGACGCGGGTGCTCTTGACTTTCCGCTACAACGCATCCAAGGCGCGTATAACGAAATTGGTTGCGCGGCGACGTATTCGGTCGCCAAACTGGACAACGGTTTGTTCTGGTTGGGCGCTGACGCTCGCGGGCAAGGCATCGTCTACCGCGCCAACGGCTACACCGGCCAGCGGATCAGCACCCACGCAATTGAATACGCGATTGCTCAGTACGGCAATATCAGCGACGCGATTGGCTACACATACCAGCAGGAAGGTCACGCCTTCTACGTTTTGACGTTTCCATCGGCCAACGCTACTTGGGTGTACGACGTATCTACACAAGCGTGGCATGAGCGGGCAGCGTTTTCCAACGGCCTGTTCTTGCGGCATCGCAGCAACTGCCAGATGGCGTTTAACAGCGAAATCATTGTTGGCGACTTTGAAAACGGCAATTTGTATGCGTTTGACCTAGACGTTTACGCTGACAACGGTGGCCCTCAAAAGTGGCTGCGCTCTTGGCGGGCGTTGCCTACGGGGCAGAATAACCTAAACCGTACAGCACACCATAGCCTACAGTTAGACTGCGAGTCGGGCGTAGGTATCAACAACAGCGGCGGTACAGATCCAACGTATCTGCTTACCGAATCCGGTTTGTTCATCACAACCGAAAGCGGCGATTTCTTGCTGGCCGTAGCTGAAGGCGAACCTACCATCGGATCTGACCCGCAAGTCATGCTGCGTTGGTCTGACAATGGTGGGCATACTTGGTCAAACGAGCATTGGTCGCCGTTGGGCAAGATCGGCGTTTACCAGCATCGCGTGTTCTGGCGGCGCTTGGGTATGACGCTCAAACTGCGCGACCGCGTGTACGAGTTGTCCGGTACAGATCCGGTCAAGATCGCCATTATGGGGGCTGAACTGCACTTGAGCGGGACAAACGCCTAATGCCCGTCATCAATAACATCACGCAGATCCCCGCGCCTCGGGTTGATTTTATTGACCAGCGCACGGGGTTAATGTCGCGTGAGTGGTATCGGTTCTTTCTGAACTTGTTTACGCTGACCGGATCTGGCGCAAACGCAACCGCGATTGAAGACTTTAACTATGACCCGATTGGGTCGCAGGTAAGCGAACTCTATAGCATGGTCAACACGCTGGAACTTGGCCCCGTAGGTCAGCCAGCGTTTGATAGCGGCGTCACCCAAGTCAACACCGGCACGGGCTTGACCGGCGGTCCAATCGTTACGACTGGCACGATCAGCATTGACAACACCGTTGTCACGCTTACGGGTACACAAACGCTAACCAACAAGACCATTACAGGTCTTGCTAGTGGGTCAACGGTCAAAGACAGCGCCGGTAACTTGTACGGGTTTGGCTTTCGGACCATGCCGCAATCGGACAACACTAGCGGCACGCTGGTTTTGTCAGATTCAGCCAAGCACCTCTACATAACTAGCAACGTCACCGTACCGCCTAACAGCAGCGTAGCGTTTGAGATTGGTACGGTTATTAGTGTGGTGAGCAACGCCACAGCAATAGTCATCCAAGCCGGATCTGGCGTCACGCTCAAGCTTGCCAACTCCACATCTACCGGCAACCGATCTGTCGCGTCTAACGGCGTTGCTACCATGATCAAGGTCGCAACCGACACTTGGTACGTCTTTGGTCTGGGTGTGACATGAGCGGCTTTCTGGGGATGTTTACCTACGGCGGTGCTAATACGCCTTCGGAGTACATTGCCTATTCCACAGCAATTCTTGGGCGTAGGGTGTCTGCGTACCCGTGGTCTGATGCGTCTGGTTTTGGGACGATCTTCAGCACCACTATCTCTATCAATCTTTTAACTAACGAAGCGTCGCGGCTTTCGTTTACTAAAGACAACTCCCTGTTTAGTTTTAGCAATACAATTACTCCGTTTGTCCATGTCTGGCCTTGGTCTGTTTCTGGGTTTGGGACTAAGTACGCCAGCCCAACTAGCGCGCTGTCACCAACCGGCGCGGGTACATCGGGCCACACTTGGACGCCAGCCACCGACGCATTTCTAACAATTAACATTGCGTCGCCCAACAGCGCACCGCAAGCGTGGGCGTGGTCGGGTGGTTTTGGCAGCAAGTATTCCAACGGCGCAAACGTCGCCGGATTAGGTGCTGGCATCAGCATGAACGCTGCGGGAACCCAAGTTGTTGTATCTCACGCCGGTAGTCCGTACATTTCCATGTATCCGTGGTCCGGTGGGTTTGGAACCAAATACAGCAATCCAGCTACGCTACCAACGGGAGCGCCCACTTCTGGAACTGGGCCACCAAACGGCGTAGACGTGGGATTTAACCCCGTCACTAACGATGTGGCGATTGGGCATACAGTATCGCCATACATCACAACGTACCCCGTAACCAGCGGCGGTTTTGGAACTAAGTACGCCGACCCGTCATCATTGCCGGTGGGGACAACTGACTCTCTAAAATTTGCCTCCACAGGCACGTTGTTAGGCGCGGGGTCTGCGGCGTCGCCTTACATCACGGTTTGGGATTGGTCTTCTGGTTTTGGCTCTAAGTATTCCAATCCATCTACGCTGCCAACGACGGCGACAACATCAATGGATTGGTCAAGCACTGCTGATAGTATTGTGACGGCTGGCAATACAACGACCCCATATACTTCCGCGTATCCTTGGTCCGGTGGATTTGGAACCAAGTATTCTAACCCCGGAACGCTTCCTACTAGCGCCTTGGCCGTATCCTTTTCTAATCAATCAAGATGATTACTGACAACGAAAAACTAGCTTCCGCAGTCATGAACGCCTACTACCGCGAGATGGAAATCCACGCGTATCAGGTGAACATTGATAACTATTCTGCTATGCTACTCGCACTTCCGTCGGATGATTGGCCGCAGGATTGGGTAGCGTTCAAGGGCGTGAAAATCGAGGATCTGCCGCACTCGTTGTCAGACGATGATGCCCAGGCGATCAGCGATTATCAGTACCGTGACCGTCTACGGTCGTTGGTGAGGACTGAAAAAGCAGAGCAAAGTAAGTCTATCAGGATTAGGGACGTTCTCAAGGCTCAAGTCGGCGGCGAATACGACGCGCTGGTTTTGGCTTACAAGGCGACGCAACCATGACTGTAACCGTAAAAGTCTTGATCCCGGCAAAGCTGGCTGAACCTAGCCAGACGACCCAGTACACCGCTAACGGTGTGACGGCGCTTGTGGACAAGTTTACCGCGACCAACTTCAGCGCGTCAGCGGCAACAATTAGCGTCAACTTGGTCACGGCGGCAGACTCAGCGGGCAATCAGAATTTAATCGTCAAAACCAAGACGCTACAACCGTCAGAGACGTATACCTTTCCTGAGATTACTGGCGCTGCGCTTGGCCCTAGTGGCTTTATTAGCACCATCGCGGGGACGGCATCAGCGATCAACATCCGGGCTAACGGACGGGAGATTACATAATGGACTTAACGGTTCAGAACGACCCCGTTAAAGTAAAATTTCGGCAAGACATTTTGGTTGTTCAGAATGGGCTGCAAGAGCTAATTGACGCCGGTCATGTTGAGTCGGTGGCAGATCAATGTACGCTCAAACACTACTTCACACCTAAAGATGAGAAGTACGGGTGCTGCACCTACGCCAGAGAAATTTTTCTTCCCAAGGGCAGCGTTGTCATTGGTAAGATTCACAGACACCAGCACTTAAATTTTATCAGCAAAGGTAAAGTTAAGGTTGTCACCGAGTTTGGCGAAAAGTATCTTGAAGCGCCGTGTACGTTTGTTTCTGAAGTCGGATTGAAACGCGCCGTGTACGCTGAAGAAGATACTGTCTGGACTACGGTCCATTTGACTGAGTTTGATAACGAGGCAGAACTCGGTCAAATTGAACAAGAAGTGATCTCCCCTACTTATGAAGAGATGGGGCTGATCGGCTCAACTGAAAAATTGTTGGAAGGGGAAAAATCATGACTTGGGTAGCAACTGCGGTTGTTGGAAGCGCGGTAGTCGGCGGCGTTGTATCGTCTAATGCGGCTAGAAGGGCTGGAAATATTCAAGCTGACGCGACTCAAGCCGCGCAAGATGCTCAAGAGCGGATGTATGAAAAGCAAGTTCAACTAAACGAACCGTTTAGGTTAGCTGGCCTTTCGTCTCAAAATCGTTTGATGACGTTGTTAGGGATTAAATCTCCAACCACTCCTGCTGGCGGCACTCCTTCAGAATTCGTAACTGACCCAAACTCACCTGACTTTGGTAAGTACGCCCGCGATTTTAGTGCTGCTGATTTCACGGCAGACCCCGGATACGCTTTTCGATTGTCAGAAGGCATGAAAGCACTAGACCGCACGGCAGCAGCGCGTGGTGGGCTATTGTCTGGCGCTACGTTCAAAGGCGCTGAACGCTACGGTCAAGGATTGGCTTCCGACGAATACCAACGGGCGTACGAACGCTATAACACCAACCGCGCTAATCAGTTAAACCCGCTGATGGGTTACGCAACCGGCCCCGGTATGTCGGCAACGGCTGCATCTTCTGGCGCGGCGCAAAATTTTGGAACGCAGACGGGTCAAAATTTGCAAGACGTTGGAACTGCTCGGGCGTCTGGGTATCTTGGCAGCGCAAATGCGTTGTCCGGCGCGCTTAACACCGCCGGTAATGCATATATGTACAACAACCGTACAAACGCGCTGTCCAATATGTATAACGTGCTCCCCGGCGGCGTTGGACGCCCATACTAAGAGGCAATCATGGCACTTCGTCCTCTTGACCCGTCAATCGTTAATTTTTATCAACCGCCCAAGATAAATATGCCCGATCCTTTGCAGGATGTGGCGGCGCTTGAGCAAATCAAATCTGGGCGCGTATCGCGGCAGTTTCAAGAACAGCAGTTGGCGCAACTGCAACGCGATAGTCTTGCGCTAGACGAAATGAAAAAAGTACTTGTGTCAAAAGGTCAGTCGCCTGATCTTGACGCCGCCGCAGACGCAATGATTAGTACTGGCATCCCTAATGTTATGGATGTTGGGTTTAAGATAAAACAAAAACGAGATTTCCAAAGGAATTTTAATCTTGCTATGGGTGGAGGCCAACCAGCGCCGCCCGCTCAACCCGCGCCTGTAGCTACTACCGCTCCTATTCAAAGCCCATCGTTGTCTGTGGAAAATTTGAGTGGTGGCGGTACTGGCATCAAGATGCGCCCCACTTTGCCAGAAGCAGCGCCAGCACCGGCGTCTACAAACGCGCTTGGTTTGCCGACTAATTTCGGCGAAAACACAATGGCTCAACTTAGACAACTTGAGCGCCAGCGAGACGGTCTAAGTATGCTTGCGGCAGAAAACCCGCAAATTACGCCTATGGTTGCGGAACTGTCGCGTCAAATTGCTGAACTGCGTAGACCTCAAACATTCAGCCCCGGCCAGACAGTTTATGTTCCGGGTCAAGCGCCGTTTACGCTGCCGTCAGCCCCACAACGCCCAATGGAGTTGTCGCGCGGCGCGGCTATGGTTGACCCTGCAACTGGACGAGTTATCGCTCAAGGAGCGGCCCCAGAAGCGCCCGCGCCAACAGTTGTTCAAATTGTTGATCCAAAAGATTCCACCCGTATGATTTCGGTGGACGCGCGTACAGGGCGCTTCATTGGCGAGTCCGGCAAAGAACCTGCCGCCGCCGCACGGGATGCTAAAACGGCGGTGGGTAAAAATGAACTGGCGTCGGAACTGGATAACATTCGCGGCGCGTATGAAAATCTTAACCAGATGCGCGCTATCCCAAGCACGGGTCGTAACGTACTGTCCAACATCGCCGCCGGAACTGCGGCGTCTGGTGTAGGTCAAACGCTTGGTAGGTTGGCTGGAACGCCGGAACAGAGCGAACGTGACGTTATTAAAAGCGGGCGTTTGCGGTTGGTTAACGCTATTAAGAACGCCACCGGGATGTCGGCGCAGCAGCTTAACTCTAACGTAGAACTTAAAAATATGCTGGATTCGGTTACTGACCCAAGTCAGTCTATCGAAACGGTTAACCGAATTCTTGATCAGATCCAAGAGACTTATCTTACCGGCGCTGCACCTAGCATGGGTCGCCCCGGCGCTGCAAAACCTGCGGCTAGACCTTCTGCGCCCGCCGCGCCCGCCGGTAAAGGAAAGCCAAGCGTCGACGATCTGCTTAAAAAATACGGTGGATAATGGCTACCATTGACCAACTTGGTAAGGCGCTAATAAACGCCGACGCTGCGGGTGATGTTGAGGCGGCTAAAACATTAGCCGCTGAAATTAAACGGATGCGCGGGCCTAAATTTGAACCGCGCGCGGCAACGCCAGCAGACATTCCCGGCGCGGTAGAGCAGCCAACACCAGCGCCGGATGGTCGTGGCATTCTTGATTACATCGTAGGTGGCCCAGAGGCAGCGTTTACGCTTGCAACTGGCGCAGCGGCAGTTCCTGTTTCTTCTGCTGCTGGAATATTGACAGGCAAATTTGGCGAAGGCCCAAACAAAACCGTTCAAGAACGTGTGATGCGTTCCTTTACACATCAACCACAAACTCAAACAGCGCGCGATATTCTTGGTACTGTGGGCAACGCCGTCTCTGGGTTACCTCCTTACGTCGGTACGATGGGCGCGTTTCGCCCTGCTCCTGCTATAAATGCACTACGAAACGAAGCGCAGATGATTCGGGAATTTCAACCGTTTCCCGAACGCGCCGCGCGGTTGCAGCAAGAACGAATCACACAAAGTTTCCAGAACGCGCCGCAGATCGAGGCCGCGCAAGCAGCGCAACGTCTTGGCGTAGCAATTCCTCCTGCTGTATCAAATCCTACTCGGTCAAACAAAATTATCGCGGCGTTGACCGGCAGTCCAGAAGCAAGGATGGCGCGCAGTAACGAATTGCAATGGACTAACGCGGCCAAAAAAGATATGGGGTTGACGCCCGCTACGACGCTTGATAAAGCGGCGTTTGATAAAGCACGGTCAGCGCCGGAAATTACTCAGCCTTACGAAGCAGTTGGCAACATTGCACAACTGACGCCGGACGAACAAACGCTGTCCGTTATTGAAGGGTTACGAATTCCTGCGTTGATTGGCGGCGAGGCCAGCGAACGCGCTGTGTCTGGGTTAGTTGATAGTACGATAAAAAATTTAAACCTTGGGTTGTCCGGCAGCGAAGCGTTGACGAACATCAGAAACCTTCGCCAATCAGCGCAGACAATCTACAACGCGCAGCGCAAAGGCATTACACCGCCGTCGCCAGAATCTATTTCGGTTGCTGATGCCAGCATGGCAATCGCCAATCAACTTGAAGAACTTGCCGCTCAAAATTTGACCGGAACACAAGCGCGCGCATTTCAAAACGCTAGAACTTTGCTCGCTAAAACTTACGATTATGAGCGCGCTACCGACTTTAACACTGGCCGCGTAGATCCAACTAAGTTAGCTGCGATGGCAAAACAAAAGCCATTGACCGGCACAGCGGCAGACATCGCCAGCGTAGCCGCAAACTTCCCTAGCATCGCTGAAGTAAAACCCGGAGCAGCCCCTATATTGCCTACTCTTGCGCGCGGCGGTACAGGCGGGACGCTTGGGTTTGGGCTTGGAAGTGTGGTTGGATTTCCCGCTCTTGGCGGTGTTATAGGCGCGTCCGGCGGTATGCTCGCCAACGCTTTGATGGCGCGGCGTATGTCTACCCCCGCGTATCAAGCTGCTCACGCTATGCCGCCGGACTATCGCCCGCCAATTAACGCATTGCGCCCAGTTGAACCCGGCGCGTCTAACTTGGCGATGTTTAACCCGCAAAGCGCCGTGCTGCCGCCCGAGTACACGCCCAACTTTATAATGCCGGGGCAACCGCAACAGCCTAGGTCTGCGTATGAAGCCGCCCAACAAGCATTGCGAGAAGAAGGACTACGGCGCACCGGCAGTTTAGGCCCCGATATGCAACCCGCTGGCGTACCGCCGCAATTGCCGATGCCAGGAGCGGAAGGCCCCGCCCAAGCGCGTGGGTATGAATACGCCCGCGATAGGGCCGCTGCTGAAGCCGCTGCTGCACAAGGTGGCGCGCGCCAACCGGCGGCTGGCGGGATGCTTTACGAACTTGATCCGTTTACGGGCAAACTGCGCCCCGTTGATCAAGGCGTCAAAGGTGCTACGCCAGAGACGTTTGTTAACTACGGCTCGGCGCTTGAATCGGCAGTTGGCAAGGTAATGCGCGGCGAGCGCCCAACCATGACCGCTGAAGAAATGATCGCGTGGAAAAAGACCCGCGTTGATCTGGCAGCGGCAGACCCCGGCTACGCCAAACTGTCCGACAAAGCCATTACCGAAAAGATGATGGACCGGAAGTGGGTTGGCGATACGATTCAAAAAGCCCGCGACCAAGCTAGAGCGTTTGAAGAAATCGCGGCGCGCGCCAAAGACGCGCAATCTAAACGCGACGCTATCGCCAAGCGTGATCAGTTGATGGATCTGCTTGAGACGCTAGAATCCAAATACGCCCAACCGCGCCCCACGCCTAGCCCGCAGGGTCCAAAGACCCGTGAAGCAAAGCGCAACGCCCTTGCCCCTAAGTCTGAAAACCAACTGGCTCCATGATGGTTACATTATCTGAAGTTGATCACAAAATTGACGCCCACGTTGATGTCTGCGCAATTCGATACGAAGGTATTGAGAAAGAGATGCGCGGAGTCAACGCGCGGATCAAGCGGCTAGAGCAGATTCTAGTCACTGGCTGCGGCGCAATTATTTTTCTGTTGCTGACCATACTGACCAGAGGTCATTAAACGGTCACGGTCAGTTTGTAAACTTAAGACTCCTTTTTCTGGAGCCTGACATGAAAGACGACATTCTTGACGCGATCAATGACTCTGAACCAGTTGATGCCCTGAACGCTCTGTTCTCGGTCGCCTTCTTGGTTGCCAAAGCATCAAACATCAACGAGTTTACGCTGTCTTCGCTCTTCTCTTCAACCGCCGACGCACTCTTCCAAGCTCATGCCAATGACGAAGAAGAAGCCGAAGAAGTTGAAGCCGAAGAGGTTGACGAACAGACCGACGAGTAATGATTAGGCCCCCCGACGACCTCGGGGGGTCACCCAACCGCAACAAAACTGTGGTATTTGGGGTGCTTCTCCTAAAAGGATGAAGAATAATGACACCAAAAATCACGGACGAAGAATTTTTGCGACTGTGGGAAGAGCACAAGTCACCACTTAAAGTAGCAAGAATTGCTGGCATTTCTGAGCGTCGCGCACACACTCGGCGGCGCAATATAGAAAGCAAACTAAACATCAAATTAGCGGTTGGCAAACCAATCCATATCAAAAAAGCCAGACACGAAGCTGGCCTGACTGACGGTATTGCGCTAATTTTTTCTGACGCCCATTTCTGGCCGGGGATTAGGTCAACTGCTTTTAAGGGCCTCTTATGGGCAATAAACGAACTTAAACCGCACGTTGTAATCGCCAACGGCGATATTTTTGACGGAAGTTCGATCAGCAGACATCCTAGAATAAATTGGGGCGCAGTCCCAAACGTGAAACAAGAACTTGACGCTTGCAAGGAAGCACTTAAAGAGATTGAAGACGCCTGCGAGAAGGCCCGTCATCACACACAACTGATCTGGCCCTTAGGTAACCATGACTCGCGCTTTGAAACGCGCTTATCCGAGGCCATACCCCAATTTGAAGGCGTCGGCGGCACGGCGCTCAAAGACCATTTCCCCAAGTGGCATCCGTGCTGGTCCTGTTGGTTGTCAGATAGCGTAGTGGTCAAGCATCGCTACAAAGGCGGCGTTCACGCAACGCACAACAATACAGTCGCTGCCGGTACAACCATCATTACCGGACACCTTCACAGTCTAAAAGTCGCGGCGTTTTCGGATTACAATGGCGTCCGTTGGGGCGTTGACACCGGTACGCTTGCCGAAACGGATGGGCCACAGTTTATTGATTACCTTGAAGACGGCCCTGTTAACTGGCGCAGCGGGTTCGCGGTCATAACCATGAAAGACAGTAAACCGCTCTGGCCTGAGTTGGTCAGCAAACACGCCGAAGGTATCATTGACTTCCGTGGTCAACTTATTGATGTAAGTAGGTACTAATGGAAATTGTTGAACTTTTTCTTAAGGCTTGGCCAGTACTGCTCGGTCTTGTGACGCTCATCATTGTGCTGTCCAAACTTGACCTGCGTGTTGCGGTTCTTGAGGAAAAGGTCAAGTCTGCGTTTGAGATCATCAACAAGATGAAGGACAAAAATGGCTGAGTTCAACGCCGCCTTTGAAAAGATGATCCGCGACGAAGGCGGCTACGTTCTCCACACTGTTCCCGGCGATACCGGAGGGATGACCTATGCAGGAATTGCGCGAAACAAAAACCCCCAGTGGGGCGGCTGGAACCTCATTGACCACAAAGAAATCAACAATCCGCTCCTCACTGGAATGGTACGTGGATTCTATAAAACTGAGTTTTGGGATCGTTTACGAGGCGATGAAATTACGAATCAAGTCGTTGCGGAGTCGGTTTTCAACTTCGGCGTAAACACCGGGATGGGCGTCGCGGTCAAGCTCGCGCAGTTGATTGTGGGCGCTACACCAGACGGCGCGGTCGGCCCTGCTACGTTGCAAAAGTTCAACAATGTTGAACCCGAGTCGTTCAGAAAATCCTACGCGCTGGCGAAGATCACGCGCTACGCTGACATCTGCAACAAGAACCGTACCCAGTCTAAATTCTTATTAGGTTGGATCAACCGTACATTGTCCGGACTAAAGTAATGGATCTCATCGGTATAGGATCAATAATTGAAGGCGTGGGCAAGGTCGCGGGCGACCTCATTACGACAGACAAGGAACGCCTTCAAATGGCGTTGGAAGAGCGCAAGCTCGACCTTGAAGAGAAGCGTATCGACCAAGCTACAGACCTCGCGCAGGTGGATATCAACAAGATCGAAGCGGCGTCTACTAGCGTATTTGTCTCTGGCTGGCGTCCTGCTGTGGGCTGGGTTGGGGTTGCAGGTCTGGCTTACCAATTTCTTGGCTACCCTCTAATGCAGTGGGTGTGGGCATTTGGGCAGGGCGTAGACTTGATTCCGAAGGGTCTACCCCCGCCGCCAGACCTCCAGGTAGAACAGTTGATGACCTTACTCGCCGGTCTTCTCGGCTTCGGTGGGATGAGAAGTTTCGAGAAATCCAAGGGCGTCGCGGCGAAGTAGGTCGCGGTAGGCGTTAATCGCCGCTTTTAAGTCGGCGTTTAGCGCCTCAATCTCCGCATTTAGAAGGTTCATCCGTTCGGTCGATTCCTTGGCAAACTGCACAAGGTTCTCGTAGCGCCACGCTGCGAAGTCGGTCATGGTTGTTTAGCCTCTTGAAGTAGTTCGATCCGCTCGCGCGATACGCGCAGCACGTTATATCGTTGGTGAATGCGGCGCAGGATGCTGGCGCGACTCTCAGTCGCTCTCTCGTGATTCAGCATCTCCAACACCTTCTGCTCGTCCAACGTCTTCAGAGCTACGTTTAAGCCCCTCCAAGTGTGATTCAATTCGCACCTCTAAGTCTTTGAGCGTTTCAAGTACGCGGTTGTAGTTGCGCTGCGCTGCGGCCAGTTCGCGCTGACGAATTATAAGTTCTTCCCGCGCGGCGATCAGTTTTGCCCGGACTAATTTCATCGGATCACCTTCTCTAGTAGTGTGCGGGCCAGCGGTTTCTGACCCAGTAACCAAGATTGAACCCTACCCATGTCCCACGTGATGTTGCGGAACTGGTTGGGGCGCTGGTAGCCGGTGCTGATCTGGGACTTGTCCCAGTCTTTGACGATCCTGCCGTTAATGATCAAAATAAAGCCTCCGGTACGTTGGATAGATCCAGCTTTGGTTTGCGCTGGCGTTTAATTCGTTCGACTACGTGCGGGTACGGCGGCATATTCCAGACCCACCGCACCACTTGCCCTTCATCGTCAAGGATTCCATATCTCATTTAAGCGCCTCCATAGCGATGTCAGAAACGGCGCGTTTGTCTTGGAGCGCCACCCAAATTTTTTCGTCAATTGTCTTCTGAGTTGACATAATGTAGACCCAGACGTCATGGCGTTGGCCGCTGCGGTGTAGGCGTCCGACCGTCTGCTCAAACAACTCCAACGACCACGGCAGCGACACGAAGACCATCTTGCAGCCGCCGTGCTGAAGGTTCAGACCGTGACCGGCAGACTTAGGATGCACCGCCAGCAGTTCAATCTGACCGGCGTTCCAGCGCCCGATGGCGTCTTCATCGTCAAGCGTGACAAGGTTGGAATAGCGGCGGTGCAACTCCGCAAGTTCTTCTTGGTATTGGTAGACCAGAATCGTGTTGGCGTGCTGGTTCTCAGACAGCAAGTCGTCCAGCGCCTCAAACTTGTGTTTGGAGAACCAGATCGGCGTTTGATGCGTGATGAACTTACCCCGCACAACTAGATCGGGTGTGTGCGAAGTGTCATACACAAACCCAGACGCCATCTGTTGCAGCTTGCCCGTCACCACGCCAGCGTTCAGGGCGACGATGTTGGCGGTGTCGTACTCCAGCACAAATTCTTTCTTAAGTTTGTTGTAGTGGTCCATCTGCATCTGACAGTTCACATGGACCACATGGATCGGCGGCAACTTATCCCGGTACTCTCCCGGCTCAAGGACGTAGGTGGCCGGTTTGATACGCTCCATAACGTGTTCCAGACTGCCTACGCGCGGCGTCCATTGGCCGAATTCTGGGTTTATGGCGATGAAGTATTGTTGCAAGAACGCGCCCTTGGAGCGCCCGAGCAGCGTCTGGTCGATGATCTTGCATTGCCCGTAGACATCTCCCAATCCGTTGCTGGTAAACGATCCGGTCAAGCCCCACCGGATTTCAATGTGGTGAATTAACTTGGCGAGCGCTTTGAACCGCGCGCCGTACGGGTTTTTGAGCCGCGTCAGTTCGTCAAAGATGATGCAGTCAAAGTCCAAATGCGGCATCGACTGGATGTTGTCGTAATTCGTCACCACCACCTGCGCGCCGGACTTAAACGCTTTCTGGCGCTGCTTTGGTGTGCCGACCGCGACCGCGACGGTCAACTCAGGCGACCACTTCGCGGCCTCGGTCGCCCATACGCTCTCGGCTACCCGTTTAGGCGCAAGCACTAAAGCGTTGCGTTTGATTTTGAGCAGCGCCGACAACGCGGTCAACGTGATCGCCGTCTTGCCAGCCCCCACGGGCGCTAGGATCATTGCGCGGTCTTGGCCGTACAGAAAGTCTGCGGCTACTTCTTGGTAAGGTCTAAGGACCATTGTGCTACCCCTTCTAAGTTCCAGATTACTGTGTAGTTTTGGTTAAGTTGACGCATGGTTGCGCCGAAGTGTTCCTGTAATTTGCTGAGTTTGCCCCCCTTGGTTTTAAGTTCCACGAACCACACCGACCCGTCTGGCAGACACGCCACACGGTCGGCCACGCCCCGAACGCCGGGGCTTGTGAACTTGTACGTCTTGCCGCCCATCGTCTCGACGGTCCAGACGAAATGGCGTTCGATTTCGCTTTCTTTCATGCCGTCATCATAGCTTGTGAAAAAGTTGTTGACAAGCAGATTGTGGTCGGGCAGTATGACATCTCCAACCAACCACACAGGTACTCTCAAATGAAAATTACCTTAGACCGCGAAGAAGTCCAGAACATCCTCATCACTTACTTAGAAAGCCTTCTCCCTAACACCAAGTTCAACACGGTAAAGTTTGAGTGCAGCAACTACGCTTTCCTTTACCGCGCAGAATTTACTTACGAAAAAGAGGACACCGCAGAATGAACCTCATCCACAGAATGGAAGATGACAACGGCGACTTTGAACCGTTGGACCTCACCCCCGTGTTCTACAAGGGCAACCTGATGTGCGTGCCACATTGGCGCATCAAGAACACTTGGGTCTTCCCCGGCGGCCAGACCTACACCACGACAGAGTTGCTGGCGCTTGGTGCTAAAGTGTCGCTGTCGCTGCTCTGGCCGCGCGGGTGGGTCACTAAGATGTTAGGGCGGCACAACCCTGCGATGCTGTCGCAGGAGTCACTAACGAACCTTATTAAAGGAAAGTCAACATGATTCCGTTTCCAAACAACGTAGCGATAGAAAGTATGACCCTGCGCGACTACTTCGCCGCGCTGGCGATGCAAGGTCTGTTAGCTTGTGAAAAATATTGTGATTTTAGCTGTAAAGATATCGCCGAAATCGCTTACAAACAAGCCGACGAAATGTTAGAGGAGCGCGAATATGCACAGTAATATCGTTGGCGGTTCGACCGCCAAGCGCGTCGTCAACTGCCCCGGTAGCGTGGCGCTGGTGCAGAAGATGCCTCCCAAATTGGGAAGTGACGCGGCTGATCAAGGCACGTTGTGCCATAGCGCGATGGCGACGCTTCTTAACGATCCTTCGCTTGAGATCAAGAGCGTACTCGGCATGACCGAGAACGATCAGGTCATGACCGAGGACTTGATCGACGAAAAGATCATCCCGGCGATGGCGGCGCTAACCGAAATCGACCCAGACGGCGACATGGAGTATCAAATCGAGGCCCATGTCAACTTCGGCCAACTGCTCCCGAACGTGTTCGGCAGCGCCGACTTGATCGGTCGGATCGACGACCGCGCCATCATCCTTGACTGGAAGTTTGGACGCGGTGAGGTTGACGTCGAAGAGAACGAACAGTTGCTGTTCTACGCCGCTGCGGCCATGCGGACCAAAGGTCTGGAATGGGCGTTTGCGGGTGTATCTGAGGTTGAGATGGTCATCGTCCAGCCGCCAGCGGTTAAGCGGTGGACGACTACCGTGGCGCGCGTTAAGCAGTTCGAGCGCGACTTGGTTCACGCCGTCACAGCGTCACAAAACGCTGCTGCGCCGCTTAAAGTTGGCGACCATTGCCGCTACTGCCCAGCCAAGCCGATCTGCCCGCAGATGACCGGCGCGGCAGAACGGGCGTTGAAGGTGCAGATCAAAGACCTAGACCCCGCGAAGATCGGCGCGTATTTAGCGACTGCCGATCTGGTTGAGAAGTGGATCGGTGACCTACGCGATCTGGCGCACCAAATTCTTGAGTCTGGCGAGCCAGTTCCGGGTTACAAACTGGTCCCCAAGCGCGCGTTGCGCCAGTGGGTTGACGAAGACAAGGCTTACGCTGCGCTGACTAAGCTAGGCGTTGACCGTGAAGAATTGGTGGAGACAGCCCTGCTGTCGCCCGCCAAGGTTGAGAAGATCTTGAAAAAGAGTAAACTCAACCTCCCCGATGACATCGTTGTTGCGGTGTCGTCGGGAACCACAATCGCCCCGGAGAGTGATCCTCGGTCAGCGGTTGTGTTCCTTCCCGAGCAGATGAAATCTGCTCTTCTTAAACTTGGATGAAATCATGTCAAATCTAGTAGCCTTCAATAAAGCAGGTCTTCCCGCTCTCGCAGCAATCGCAACGGCTATCAAGACCGTTGCATCGCCCGCCGCCTCCGCTGGCTCGGTCATCCTGAAAATGGACAAGACCGGTCATTGGGTGTTTGGCGCGGATCAGACTGAAGTTGAGTCTGACTCTAAGTGGGCGGTCAACCCGTTCTCCTTCGTACATGGTTGGATCGCCTGGGGCGACGGCGTTGTGCTGGGCGAGCGTATGGTCGCGCTGACCGATCCGTTGCCAGACACGGACGACGCGCCTCCCCACGCCGCACGCGGTTGGGAGAAGCAAGTCGGGTTCTCGCTCAAGTGTTTGACGGGCGAGGACAAGGGTCTAGAGGCGCGCTACACGACGACTTCGGTCGGCGGCAAGCGTTCCTACGAAGCCTTGGCAAGCGCGTTTGCGAACCAAGTGTCTGTAGATGAGTCGAAGCCCGTGCCGGTGGTGCTGCTCAAGAAAGAGCACTATCAGCACAAGTCGTACGGTCGCATTTACACGCCGATCTTTGAGATCGTCGAGTTTATGTCGATGGACGGACCTGAAGAGGAAGCTCCCCAGCCGACGCGCCGTCGTCGCGCAGGGTAAGTGATCCTGTGGGTTGACTTCGAAACCCGTAGCACCTGCGACCTTCGGGTCGCGGGTGTCTATAACTACGCGCAGGACTTGGAAACCGAAGTCATCTGTATGTCCTACGCTTTTGACGACGGCGACGTTCAGACATGGACGCCCGATCAACCATTCCCAGATTCAATTAAGAACCACAAAGGCCAGATCCGCGCGCATAACGCCGCATTTGAGCGTCTGATCTTCTGGTACGTGCTTCAGATCAACTTCGATCTTGAGCAGTTCTATTGCACCGCAACACAAGCCCGCGCTAATTGCGCGCCGGGGTCGCTTGAGGACGTCGGCAGGTTCGCGGGCGCTGACATGAAGAAAGACCGCCGGGGCGATTACCTTGTGCGCCAGTGTTGTGTGCCGCCCTACAATGACAAGCTCATCCCAGAACTCATAGAGTATTGCGAGCAGGACGTGCGCGCTATGCGCGCCGTAAGCGTTGCCCTGCGGCAGTTGTCCGATGAGGAATTGCTTGACTACCACGTGAACGAGCGGATCAATGACCGAGGTGTAAAGGTAGACATTACACTTTGCAAGGCGGCGATCCGCTACGCTGACGCCGAACTAGCCGAGATACAAAGTATCGTAACCGAGATCACAGGCGGGCTGGCCGTGCGCTCGCCACGTATGCGCGAGTGGGTGCTGGCGCGCGTCACGGACGAGCAAAAGAAACTGATGTGGGTCGGTGAGAAGTACAGCATCGACAAGGCCGTTCGCGCTAATCTATTAGCGTGTGATGACTTAGACCCGGATGTGCGTGAGGTAGTGCAATGCGCGGACGATCTATGGGCGTCCTCGATTGCGAAATTTAAGCGTTTACAGGAGTTAGCAGATGTCGAAGATGACCGAGTACGAGGCGCATTTGTTTTTGCTGGCGGATCTGCGACGGGGCGAGCCTCTAGTTACGGAGCACAAGTCCATAATTTCACCCGCAAGACCGCCAAAGATCCGGCTGGAGTGCGTGAGGATATGGTCGGGGGAAGAGCAATTGTCCCTATTCACGGACGAAGAGTTACAGATGTGCTCAAAGGGATGCTCCGACCCGCGCTTATTGGTAATTTCGTAGTCGCGGACTGGTCAGCTATCGAGGCGCGCGTCAACCCGTGGTTATCAAACATGGGCGAGGAGAAGCTCAAGCAATTCGACCAAGACATTTACAAGATCAACGCCGCTGCGACGTTCGGCTGCTCTGTCGATCAAGTGACCGACGATCAGCGTCAGATCGGCAAAGTTCAGGAGCTATCGTGTGGCTATGCGGGCGGTGTGGGCGCGTTCGCCGCTATGGGTCGGGCCTATGGCATTCATCTGCCAGAGGCCGACGCCAAGCGCATGGTAGACGCTTGGCGGCGCAGCAATCAATGGGCCGTGCGGTTCTGGTCGGAGCTTGAGCGGGCCTATACGTCAGCGATGCACACGCCTAACGCGGAGTTCAGCGCGGGTCGGGTTACGTACCTATTCGACCGCCAACATCTCTGGTACATTCTTCCTTCGGGCCGCGTTCTGTGTTACCCGTTTGCAAAACTGGAAGACGATGGCATTTCATACTGCAAAGCCGCCTGGAAGCCCGCCGCTGACGCTAAAGAATGGCCGCGCGCTCGACTATGGAAAGGGTTGGCTTGCGAGAACATCACGCAAGCAGTCGCCAATGATGTCCTGCGCCACGCGCTACGTCAGCTAGATAACGTAGTGCTCCACGTACATGACGAGATCGTCCTAGAGGACGGTGACCCCGACGTATTACGCCGCGTCATGTGTACGTCGCCGCCGTGGGCGGCAGGTTTGCCCCTGAAGGCAGAAGTTAAGCAGATGACAAGGTATGGGAAATAAAAAAAGCCCGTCGTGGGGACGGGCTTAAACGAGGAGTAGCACAATGGAACTGGTGGATCATATCATAGCCCTCGCGCCAGAGGGTGAGGTTGTACTATTTACGAAACAAGTCGAGCGTGAGGGCGGCTATGCCTATCCTGCGTTTCGCAAGCCGCGCGGGGAAGGCGCGTGGTACGTCAACATTGGCAGTTTTATTGAGTCACGCTTCGACGGTCAGCGGGTCAGCGCGGGTGCTGCGTTCTGCGAGAACGTATGGTGCTTAGTTCTAGATGACGTCGGTACGAAGTCTAAGACGCCTACGATCAGACCTACGTGGATCATTGAAACGTCGAAGGATAACTTTCAATGGTGCTACGTTTTTCGGCTAGACGATCAGCCTCATAAATCCGTCTATAGCGCGGCTATCAAGGCGATAGCGGCAGCGGGCTATACGGACCCTGGCGCTATCAATCCGGTGCGCAACATCCGTATCCCCGGCTCGATCAATCTAAAGCCCGGCCGCGACCGTTTCGCCGCGCGCTTGGTCGAGTTCAACCCATCGCGCGAGTTTAGTCTTGAAGAGATCTGCGGCGCTCTGTCGGTCGTTCCCGGCGCAGTCGAGACGACGACATTTAGGCCCGGAAACCTAAAGGATGACGGGTCGGACGACGTCCTAGCGTGGCTTGTCGAGCGTAAGGAAGTCACGCAGGGCGGCAATCCGGCGGGCTGGTGGGGCGTGATCTGCCCTAACAGCGCGGAACACTCAGACGGTAACCCGGAAGGCCGCTATATGCCCGCTTCGCGGGCCTATTGCTGTCTGCATTCGCATTGCACCGAGTGGGATTCTGCGCGGTTCCTTGCATGGGTTGAAGAGCAAGGCGGTCCCAAGCGGACTTATGGCCTACGTGATGAACTGCTCGCGTCTGTAGTCAATGGCGCGCTATCCAAGTTAACACCTTCGGAAATGTTTACTGATGATGCGAAGGCCGTGATCGCGCAAGTCGAGGCGCGCGAACTGGGCCGCGTCGAGCGGTCAGGTTGGCACGAACGATTTGCTTACATTCAGTCCGATGATGCTTACTTTGATCTTATAGAGCGTCGGGAGATCACGCGCCGCGCGTTTGATTCAACTTATCGCGGCGTGATGTGTACGTCGATGCACCAGACGGGCAAAAGCCCGCGCTTGATCAATGCGTCGCTATGGTTTGATGAGAACCGTCAAGCGTGCGGGGGGCGTATCCTAAACGGGATTACCTATGCGGCGGGCGATTCGGTCCTAGTGTCGCGCAATGGCGAGGTGTTTGGTAACTGGTGGCGCAACGCGCGGCCGCAAGTGAGCGGGACCGTTGGCGATATATCTATATGGCTCGACCATTGCGCGCGCTTGGTCCCAGAGCGTTCGGAACTAGAGCATATATGGGACGCAATGGCCTATAAAGTCCAACACCCAGAGATCAAGATCAACCACGCTATTTTGCATGGGGGCGATGAGGGCTGCGGCAAGGACACCATGTGGGCGCCGTTTATATGGGCGGTCTGTGGGGACGGCAAGATCAATCTAGGGATTGTCGATAATGACTCTATATCGTCCCAATGGGGGTATCAATTAGAGTCGGAGATCCTGCTGATCAACGAACTGAAAGAACCAAACGCGGCAGACCGGCGACAGTTAGCGAACAAACTTAAGCCGATCATCGCTGCGCCTCCTGATGTGCTGCCAATCAATCGAAAGGGACTTCACCCCTATATGATGCTCAATCGTGGGTTCGTGCTCGCGTTTACGAATGACTTAGTGCCTATATCGCTAGGTTCGCAAGATCGTCGCTGGTTCTGCGTTTGGTCCCATGCGCCGCGCATGAGTGAAGCGGCGGGTCGCGCGATGTGGGACTGGTTCAACGCGGGTGGTTTTGATTCGGTAGGTTCGTGGCTTTATGCGCGAGATGTGTCGAAATTTAACCCGGCCGCTACTCCCGCAATGACTGAGTTCAAGGCGAACCTTGTCGAGAACTCGATGTCGAGCGCGGAGTCATGGTTACTTGAGACGATCCGCGCGCGTCGGTCTATCTTTGCGCGCGGCGTGATCGGTTCGCCGTTCCAAGGCGTTTGCGACACTCTGGGCGCGCTCGCTCCCGCGGGCGTGAAGCTGTATCAGGCCGCTCTACTGCACGCGCTAAAGGAAGCCGGGTGGATTGATTGCGGCCGCTTATCGGCGCGCGCGTTGCCTACCCGCAAGCATATATTTTGCGCGCCTGATAATGCTGGAATGAGTGCTTCGGACCTTCGGCGCGCCGTCGAGCCAGAACCCATAATGGGTAACGTCACGCCGATTAGTGCGGCGCGGTAATAAGAAACGGCCCTTGCGGGCCGTTCTCATAAGTCGAGGATGATCACTAGGATCGCGGCGAGAACCGCCGCAATCACTAACGACACAGAGCGGCCGCTATATTTTCGGCCAATATGACGCTCGTTACGATAATCCACGCGATAAGCGCAAAGGTGCAGTAGGTTTCGAGTTTCATTGTTCAGACTCCGATTCTGATAGCGATTTCCTGCAAACGGAAACGATTCTCAAGGGTTTGCTCGCCTCTCAGACACGCTTCGATTGTTTGCCGTTCCTCATCCGTGTCGCACCAATTAAGCGCGCGCTTAAGATCATGGGCATCGTAAGTGTCGCCTTGCGCGATAGCTTGAACGCGCTGACTGAGCGATTTGCGGGTATTTTTAACCCATGCGAGCGAACCGTCGGGTAACTCTCCCGATACATGGTCAAATTCCCAATTGAACTTGTCGCAAAATGCTACGGCCGCGACGCGGTGAGCGCCTGTCGTATCCGACCCATACTCATAAGGAACCGTTACGCTACCGGCCGCCGCGATGGCTTTGATACGCGCGCCGCGATGATTGGTAGGTTCAATAAATTTAGTGATGATTGCTTGCATGGTGTGCTCTCTTATCAAAGTGTCGAAAATGCGTCAAACGTCCACGACGGCGCGGCGTAGTTAGCCAAACCTTCAGGATCACGATAGGGCATCAGTACGCCGAAAAACTTCGTATCGTTGAGCGTGATCGGCGCGGCCGATCCGCCATTGTGCCAAATTTTAAGATTAGCCCTCGATCCCAAGCATTTATTAGCGGCGGCGAATTTGGCAATCAACGCGGGATCAAACTGAGCGACTTCGCCGCTACATTGTTGCGGAATAACGCGCGCAATGTCGGGAAATTTCCCGTCGACGGCGGCCCACGCTACTGTCGCGCCGCCAACTACGCTAATCGTCCCCGTCGCGCCGTCGTTGGTGTCGATCACGGCCGCGTCGAGACCATTTTTTGCTGGCTTTAACATTTTGATGACGTCGAGCGGTAGTAGAAAAGAAACCTTGTCGTCGACTTCGTTCTCAACGTCGACGACGCGGTACATCCCAACGCAAGTTCCATTTGTCGCGGCCAAGATCGTTTGGGTTGCGTTTGCCTCAACGCGAACGCTGACCATGTAGTAGCGAATTTCCTTATCGGCCGCAAGTTGCGCGACGGCGTGGAGCGCTGAGAGTTTGACGTTGATTTTCATGTGCTTTCCTTAGTGTAGTGAAGTGTAACGACGCGCAACTTGCGCGCCGTGAGTAGAGATTACCGCGCGTGATCGTACCTTGTCAATAGATGTTTGACACGGTTCTTACAACCAACGGTTGTAGGCAACGCGTCAGCAGAATGTCAGCAACCGAAGAAAAAACGTTGCCTACGCTCAACGTCAATACTGGCGCGGGTTTCGGGCGATGTTAGTCAATGTCAGCAATGCTTTTTTAATATTTGTTTCAAAAGTCAATTTTTATATATAGGGAGTTTGGCCGCGCTAGTGGCCACCAAACTCCCACGCGTTCTGAGCCAGCCCGATTTTTTTCCATTGCTAACATTGCCTACATTGCTGACATTTTGCCGAAAACCACAAGTTCCACGTTTTATAAGAAGTTCAAACCATTGCTGACAATTGCTGACATTAGTTTTACGTTTTATAAGAATTAAAAAGCATTGCTGACAATTGCTGACATTAGTTCTAGCAATTAATAGGGTTTTATTTCATTGCTGACAATTGCTGACATAGGGGGTACATAGGGGGTACATAGGGGTTTTGGTTGAGGCCCCCCGGGTAGGGCCTTGGCCCGACCGGTCACGGTAACGCACCCCCCGCAAACATTTTTTAAAAAATTTTTTTTTCTAAATTTTTTTGATTGCGAACATTGACTACATTGCCTACAATCCAATCATGTTCAAATCTTTGCCACTAACTGTCAGAAATGTTCAGGCAACAGAGGCGCGTCTTCAGTCCATCTACGACGCGGCGAAGTTAGGTCTGAAAGGTGACTCGCTGGCGCTGGCGGCTGGTATGCTGCCCGCTGAGTATCGGCAACTGTGTCAGCTAGATCCGTTAGCAGAAATGGCAGAACAAAAAGGCCGCGCTGACAATGAAAGAGAAATCTCGCAGGTTCTCAATAGCGCGGCGTTAGGTGGTGACGCTAAAGCCGCGTTAGAGATCTTGCGCCACCGTCACGAGTGGACGGCCAAGCAAGAAGTTAGTGTTGATGTGTATCAACGGATCAGCATCACACAGGCGCTAGAAGCCGCGCAAACCAGAGTGCTAGAGAATGCAAAAAACGATCTATACATCAGCCGAAGAGCAGACGTTGATGACGCGGTTGTGGTC